ACAGAACCGGACACCCTTATCGGTGCCCAACAGGATGAACCCGAGGTAGCCGTGGATGCTGTACACCACTTCACCCAAAGGCAGTTCAAGCGCAGCAATCGGCTGGTCCAAACCTGTAGCGTCAGACTTCAACGTCATCTTGTAGATGATGGATTTGACACCAGAGTAACCTGCGGCGTAAGCAACATTCTGACCGCCAGCCGCACCAACCCAACGGAACGTTGTATCAGGATGAGTGTAATGCACCACATGGGAACCAGATTGAATACCGATGACATACAGTGCATTGTTGACGCTGGCAAAACCCCAACCTTTTGCGTAGTCAAAACCAACATACGTTTTCCCTGTTCCCGAACCGCCAGTTGGGTAAAAAAACGAGACTGACGCAGAACCTGGTGTCGTGTAATAGATGTCGTTGTTCGTGTAGCCGATATAGACGTTGACACCGTTTGTTCCAAGTGCTGTGATAGCAGTACCAGGGGAACCTGTCGTCACAGAAGTCCACGTCGGGCTAGCAGCAAACGGGTCTGTGGTGTACTTCAGGGTGCTGCCATCAGCGACATACAGATAGTTGGTGCCGCCAGAAGAACGGACTGACACAAGGAACAGGTTCGTGTTCGCTGACTCCAACGACCGTTTCGTTTTATTCAGCAGGCTTATCTGGCCCTTAGCCCACGGGTCAATACCTTTCGACTTGTAGAACCTGTAGTCCTGCGACCCAGCCGAATCTGCATACTGCTGCCCTGCACCAAGATGCCACGAATCCTGACCTCTACGCCACAAACCACCAGGGTTGATAGCAGCCTCACCTGGAGCCGTGGAGATGTCCTGCGAGTCACGCACTCTAGGCTCGTACTCACGGGCAAACTGCCCCGACTTTTGGTCCACCATATAGGGGCGACCGTTGATAGCGACCGGGTACAGCGAAGGCACCAGGCTTGTTTGGCCTGTGCCTGAGTAGAACGCTGGGGTCCCGAAGAACGGGAGCGTGAACGTGGTAACCGCCACGGGTTACGCTCGCTGCAAGAACGTCGGGTACAAGCGAGCCAACCGCTGCGCCTCAGCAGTGATACGGTCACGACGCATACGCAACAAGTTCGTAATCGAGTTACCGACAGCCCCAGGCGGGACCTCATCCGAACGGCGGGTATCGCCCTGCGACTCAGTGAAGTTTCGTTTGATTTCACGGGGAGCCATCAACCTGATCTGTGCACCGATAATCAGAATGTCTTCAGCAGACTCAGGGAACCCGCAAATGTTCTGAAGGTTGTCTGCTTCAGCAGCAGGCTTGCCGAACGGGGCTTTGAACGTGACACGCATATCACCCTGATAAGCATCCTGGTCCAACTGCAACGCCAACCCAGACCCGAAATCTTTGGTGGGCATGTCACGCAACAGTTTGAAACTACGCACCTGCTGATAGTCGTCGGACTTGTTGCGGGAACGCACGTCAATCAGGTCGATAACAGTCCCAGAAGCAGGCAGGTTCACCTGACGGTCGGAGCCGTTGTAACGGAAGTCCAGCACCTTCACTTGGAACAGGCCGTTCACCGGACTAGACAAGTCTGCTAATTCATCGGTGATGGCTTCGAAGATTTGGTTGCGGGGGAAACGTGGGTTGACCACCACAACAGTGCCACCCGTGTGGGCTGCTGCTGTGGTCCCGTTGAAAGCCCGTTCAACCGTCAAGGTTTTCGTGGACTCAACAACTTCCCAAACGTACATCTGCTCAGCGTCAATTTCTAACACCGAGCCGGTGCGTACCGAACCCAAGTCGTAGGACAGCACACAACTGGTTGCGGTCGCAGTAATCGTGGCCGCAATCTTGTTACGTTCCTCCACCACACCAGACAACAACTGTCGGTGGGCACGGGTAATGACTTGGGAAACAGTAGACAACTGTTACTTCTTCTTTGCCTTCTTGGACATCTTCATGCCCTTCTTCTTGGCGGCCTTCTTTGCGGCAGCCATACCAGACTTGGTGTAAGGAAACTCTTTACCGCCGACCATTGGCATGATTACTCCTTGGGTTGTGAACAAGCCGATATTAGCAGGGGAACTTTTTGTCAAGTTCGGCTGCGTATTTCGCATGAATCTGTGGCACCAGTTCTTGTATCAGCCCGTTCATGGTGCGTTGTGCTGTGCCTGCCCCGATGTGCTGTTTGTAGAGCATCTTCGGGATGTGGTGGCAACGGGTGGCGAGGGCTGTGCGGACTATCAGTTCGTAGTCGTCTGCTACGGGGAGGCTGGTGTTGTGGCCGCCGATGGCGTGGTAGACGGAGGCCCGCCATGCCCGGACGTGGTTGGGGGCTGAGACGATGTGGCTGAGGGTGGTGCGGTTCATGGGGACTCGCATCGCCCAGACCTGGTGCTGGTCGTCCCAGTAGTCCGAGCCGTAGCCGAGGCCCCAGCCTTCGGGGTATCGGAGGCTGGAACCATCGGGGTAGACCTCTGCACAGTCCGAGTAGGCGAATCCGACAGACGGGTCTGTGAAGGCTGTGGCGAGTTCTTGGAGGCAGTCTGGGGTCAACTCGTCGTCGTGGTCGGCTTCGACAAGGATGTCTCCAAGGCCGAGGCTAAACGCCATCCGTTTGACGTAGCCGATGTTGCCGCCTGAGGGGACATGGGGCCGGAAGTAGCGGATTCGGTAACGCTCGTCTGAGCACATCCCGTAGACCTGTTGTTGGACGGTTTGGGTGGTCGAGTCGTCGTATATCACGACCTCAAAATCCTGATACGTCTGCGCCTTCAGGCTTGCCCAAAGACGGGCCAGCACGTTGGGGGCGGTGTTATACGTTGGAACAATTACGGAAATCACGCTTTTTTGCTTTCCATTCAATGACTAATTTGTCTCGCTTGGACTGGTTGCAGAAGGCACACGAAGGTGCAAGGTTCCCAAATGTATGCCCGCCACCACGGACCAAGGGAACAACATGGTCAATCTGTTCAGCCTTCGCCCCGCAATAGATACACGGACGAGAAAGGATTTTCTTAAGGTCGGATTTAGAAACAGGCTGGATTGTTGCTTTGCGGATTTTTGCTCGACGGCGGTGGGACGCATCAACAACCGCTTCTTTATTTTTGGCTCGCCAATTACGGGCGTACTGCCTGCGTTTATCTGGGTTGGCTTTCGCCCAAAGTTTTTGGTATCTGTCCCGCTTTGACTTATTTTTGGCTGATGCCCTGCGTTCCACGTCACGAAACTTTTGCGGGTTAAGTTTCCGCTGCTCTTTTTGCCGAGCAAGTTTGGCTTCCCTATTCTTTAAATAATTCTGATGCGCCCATGCTTTGTAGCAAGGTCGGCAGTACGAATGGGTTTTACCATTTTTGCCAGGTGCGAAGTCTTCAAAAGGCTTTTGCTCTTTACAAATTGCGCACGCCTTCATGCGCTTATTTTACCAGATGACCCATTCCCAGTCGGTGTGGGTTTGTGCTTTGAGGGAGGCCCAGAGTCGGGCGAGGGTGTCAGGCTTCGTGTTGTACGTCGGGGTTATCACCGACAACATCTAATGGCCTTTCATTGGATGTAACGAGTTGCCAGTCTGCAAACTCCTCGTCGGTCATTTCTCGAACAACGTCGTCTACTTGGATGTTCGGTTTCATCACGACTTCCTATATCCAAACACGGCAATAACGCCACCAGTAAGAGTTGGAGATGATGTCAAAAATGTCAAATCTGTGTATTGAGTAGTAACGGCAGTTTGAAATCCAAACCAACCAGCATAACCGCCGCCGTAATACGTACCAAAAACGTGAGTTCGTTTGGATAAATTAGGGCCTACTACATCAAACGCTGTTGTCACGTTTTCTGTTGATGTAATCCCAACGTCCCCGGCGGCACCGCCACTAATTCTTGCCGTGGCTGTATTAGTGCCGCTGTAGAGGTCGTAAAACAGCGAACCGTAATAATTCGTTGTGCTACCAGCGTCGAAACGAAGCCGTAAGTACGAACCATCGGCAGACGCAACGCCGCCGCCTAGAACGACACGGTAACTGTCATATGTGGAACTGAAACAGTTGCTTACTGTGACCGTTGAAACCGTTGTTCCAATGGTCTGCGACTTGATAAACACAAGGCCCTGTGTCGGTCCCAAGCCAACCGTGTCGTCCTGTTTCTGGCTGAGGTAGTCCCACGCAGACCCATCCCACACCCGCAGATAGCCCGTGTTTGTCTCGTAGATAATCTGTCCGAGGTACGGGTTGGTGGGGTGGGTGGTTGAGGTGACAACCCCAGGGCGGAGTCCCTGACCTGCGCTAGACACACTCATGCTGGCTCCTCCACCGGGGCTTCCTCAGTCCAACCCGAAGCGAGCAGGGCCTCGTATTCCTCGTCGGTCATCTCACGCACAACATCGTCAATCTGAATGTTCGGGTTTGGCATGGGTTAGGCCTTTCGGTATCCGTAAACGGTGATCGTGCCGCCAGTCATCGTCCCAGTTGATGCGGTAACGGTAAACCCTGTGTAACTAGTTGCGACGTTGTGGTATCCGTTTGTAAAAGCGACTGAGCCAGAAGTATTTACAACAACGTCGCCGCCGCTCATGCCAGTTACTTTTGCTAAGTAGGGCCCGTTTAGGTCAACATTCATCCCCAGAGTTGATGTGCCGCCGTTTCCGGCGAAGACCCAACTAGCAGCATTTGCCGACCCGACGCCCTGAGCGTTTACAACCCCGACAGATCCGTAGGGGACATACATAAGGCCGCTGTAATAACCTGTAGAAGAACCCGTTAGGGAAAGTTGGAGATCCATCGGAGCGGAACCCGTACCGCCGCT